AGGAAGCGCTTTAGCAGAATAACCATAAATAACAGCGCCAGTAGTGGCATCAGAACTGTTGCGAGAAAGGGTGAAACGGAAAGAAGCATCAGGCGAAACATCCGGGAATACAACCGCAAGGTCATAATCGTACTGTTCGGTTGTGCCTTGTGCAACAGTAGTGAGCGCATCAGCAGCAGTTTCTGTAACTCTTGCAATTTGTATGTCCCCTTGCAATGTATCAGGTGTACGCAAACGAAGTCGCTTCCACGCTTTATTTTCTAATGTATCAAAACGAATTAGTCCAGTAGTAAATGTTCCTGACTCAACTAAGTCAGTAGAGTGTTCAATCCAAAGACCTGAGCCTTCAACGGTAAATGCTTTGCGACCATTATCAAATGTTGCAACAGAGTGGATGTGTCCAGTTACGCTAGTTGCAACCAAGTCTGTTGCGTAGGCATAACCATTATTAGCCAATGGCGCACCAAGATTGATACGAATTAAACCTGATTGTCCACCAACACCTGCGTTTACACCAGCCCAAACAAATGAGTTACGAGCAGTAAATGCATAGACACCACCAGTTGCTTCAAAGACAAGTGGACCGTAAGAAACATTGCCATCAGTATCAACAACAGCCACACGCACACCACGGCTTGTTCCAAGCATTACATAAGAACCTAGATAGCCATACATTTGTAGTAACTGTTCGCTCTTTGGTAAAAGGAGTACACGAACCATTGTAGATAATGCACCACTATTATCTACTGTAACTTTAAAAGCCATGCCTTCATCACCCGAATAACCACCAATGTAGAAAGCATTAGATGACTCAGTTACAGCGGTAAAAGTAAATCCCGAAGGTAATGTTGTTGAACCATTGATAGCAGTTAAAGTGCTAAAGTTAATTGATGAACCTGTGTTTCTTGCAAGTGCATAAGATTGTGTTGTACCGCTAGTAGTAGAATAAGCAATAACAAAACGACTTTTAACATAGTTAATTGCAACTTTATCACTAGCAGCATCTGCTGAGTTAATAGCATAATCTTGATGTATCGCTGGACTGGCATCATCAAATGAATAACGCCATACTTTAGTAGGAGTAACAATCATAAGGTCGTTACCACCCATAGCAGCAGCCAAGATTTTTTCATTTATTGCTGTATTATTAACAAGCGTTGTTTCAGTACCAGTAGTAGAAGTTCTTAATACGCGAGATGTGGCAGATGCTGACTCTGCAACTTTAATAAGAAAGTCTGCGCCATTAACAGTTGTGGAAAAAACATAAGATTTGCCAGTTGCTGCTTCTGTAAGCGTGGCTTTCTTTAATAATTTAATTTGTCCAGTAGTCCAAGGGTCAATGCCTTCACCAGTCTTGTAACGGAACTTGGTTTGGTCAGGGTCGCCTTCAAGTGGTTCCTGATAGTTAATGCCTTGACCTAGATGCAAAGATGATTGCGACCTAATCCAGTAACCTGAACCAGCAAGTGACTGCTCACCGGGGTCACGCTCTTGGTCAACGCGCTGAGTACGAAACTCTGCGGTTTGTCGGCGGTAAGGTGTAGAGTCAGTTACGCCAAGAATAAAAGGCAAACCAGCAATAGCCACATCAAAAGCATTACCTGTAATCTCATAGTATTGAGATACGGAACCCGACAGGTCAATCTGTGGGCGTTCGGTAATGTGGGGCGCACGGCTTGTTATTGCCATTTAAACACTTCCTTTACTGGGGTTCGCCTTCGCAACAATTTGCTTTGGTCTTACAAAAAGGGCATAGCCATCTAGTGGCAACAGGAGAAAATTCCTTGCCACAGTTTAAACAATCAATCAATTACTAATTACTTCAATCCAAGATGTTGTTGCTTCATCCCAGTTGTAACGCTTGCCGTCAGTAGGTGCAGCAACTGGTGGCTCCCATAGGTATGACTCTGTGTTAAGACTCCATGATGCGTATGGCTGTGGGGCTGCAAAGCCTGTGCCATCCCATGTATATCCAATACCTGCATAGTTTTTGTTTAATGGCGTACCACCTAGAGTGTGAACTCCACCGATTGTGTTGTATGAAGTCTTAATCCAAGTGCCTGTGTAGCGGTCAGGGTTTGCTTGCAAGAAATCATCCTCAACTACATTAACTTGAGTAACAATTCCATTTTCTACTTTAGCCCAATGTGCCATTATTTTTTATCCTTATCTTCGCCGTAAAGCGTTACTGTGTTTACCAACTTAACATCACGCTTAGTGACAATGCCGCCTTTTTCATCTAGTTGCGATTTAGCGGTTGCCTCATCATCTGCAATGATGTGTACCAACATAGTTACTTCGTATGAAAAGCATTGAGTTGGTTTTGTTTCTTTAATCTTAGTTACATTTGACATATATTCCCCTTATGCTAGATAACGAACGATAACTATACCTGAACCACCAGTACCACCGCTTCCAGAAGTAGCATTGCCTTGACCACCACCACCACCGCCACGATTTATAGTGCCATTATTTGCAGTACCAGTACTAACTCCAGCACCTCCGCCGCCAGCACCGCCAGCACCATTTGTGCCTGAGGAAGTACCACCACCACCGCCACCTGCGTAAGTTACAGATGAACCTGAAATACTTGAGGCAGTTCCTGCACCACCTGCACCGCCATTACCGCTAGAGCCACCATTTGTAGTTGCGTTTGCACCAGCAGCACTTGCACCACCACCACCACCGCCACCGCGTTCGTTTGGCGCATTAACTACCGCACCTTGTCCGCCTGCGTTACCTTGTCCAGATGTGCCAGCAGCACCGGGGTGACTGTTGTTATACGCCCAGCCTCCACCGCCACCACCTGAACCTCCAGTAGTAGCAGTAGATGTAACCGTATCGCCTTGCCCTCCACCGCCACCACCAGTAGCGGTTAAAGTAAAGGCTGTGGAGTTTGTACCTTGTGTTCCAGGAACAGTAGTTGAAGTACCTACTGAACCTGCTCCACCGCCCCCTACGGTAATTGTGTATGAAGTGCCACTAGTAACAGAGGTAGTTCCTGAAAGCAATCCACCTGCTCCACCACCACCACCTGCATAGCGTGAACCTCCTCCACCACCACCTGCAACAATTAAGTATTCAGCACTTAAGTTTGCACTAGGAGCAAATGTTCCGTCAGAATTAAATGTGTGAACCCAATATCCACCACTAAGACTAATTGTTCCGCCAGTTGCTTTAGCAAGGGCAGTAATAAATGTTCCGTCAGAGTTAAATGTATGAATTGTATTTCCGCCTGATGTGGTTACAGTTCCACCAGTTGCTTTTTGAACTGTGCCTGAGTAACGGGCTATAACAATTCCTGAACCGCCTGCGGAACTTGTATAACTATTATTATTTCCACCGCCACCACCGCCTCTATTAGCAGTTCCAGCAGTTGAGTTATTAGCATTTCCTGTGCCGCCATTTCCAGCGTTAGTTCCGCCTGTGCCACCAGTTCCACCATTGAAAGATGAACCGCCACCACCGCCTGAATAAGTTACAGATGAACCTGAAATTGAATTAGCCGTTCCAGCACCACCAGCACCGCCAGTTGATGATGTTCCGTTGCCACCTACTCCTCCAGCACCGCCACCACCGCCTGTACCGTAATTAGAAGCAGTACCAACACCAACACCACCATTATTACCTTGTGAAGGTGATGTTGAAGGAGTGTTACCTGCTCCACCAGTTCCTGCTGTGCTAGTTGTAAAGTTAAAAGCACCACCACCGCCTGAACCACCAGCGACACCATTTTCTCCGCCTACTGGGTAACCAAAACCAGTTCCTCCAATAGAAGCACCACCGCCACCACCTGTTGATGTAATTGTACTAAAAATGGAATCTACTCCTGAGCCACCTTTGTTGATGCTTGACTGTCCTGCGCCACCAGCGCCAACTTGAACTGTATAAGAAGTATTCAAAGAAAGTGTAAGTGGAGTCCCACCTATTGAAGTTCTAAAACCGCCACCACCGCCACCACCACCGCCTGACGAACCATTACCTGTTGTTCCACCACCAGCGCCACCAGCAACAACAAGATAGTCAACAACCAATTCTGCTGGTGCAAAAGTTCTCATACCGCCCAAACCTCTAGCGGAAGCACCTGCTAATGAACCTATAATTGGCATTATTAAATCTCCTTATTAAGCAAACTTAGTTTGTGTTTCAAGAACTGTAAATGTTGCTGATGCTGTTTTAATAATTGTAAATGAATACGCATCAATGGATGAAGCATTACCTGCGGTAATTGCAGCAGGAACTTTTGGAGTTACTGTGCTTCCATCAATTTGAATAACATTTGGATAATAAGCAGTTGCACCATTGGTATTGAGCCATACTACGGTGATAGCATCACCAACTGCTAAAGCAGTATTAAGTGATACTGTGCTACTGTATCTAATGTTAAGTGTATGATTAGCAGTTGCGTTTGATGTGTAGTACCAAATAGAAGCAGTACCTACTTCAAGGTTAATTGTTCCTGTTGCAGCAGAAGCAACAACATTTACATTTTCCTCTAGTCCTTTAACTGCTGTATCAGCAAGTGTTCCACCCGCTGCTCTAGCAAGTGGCACTCCACCTGCGGTTGAACCGTCATGTACTACTACGGTCTTTTTGTCTGTATCAACTGTTAGTTCAGCGAGCAATCCTGTGAAAGAAGCATGCTGTGCAGTCGTACCTCTACGGCGTTGAAATGCAAATGGCATTAGATTGTTCCCCAATCTGATAGTGATGCCCAAGAAGCGGTAGTTCCGTTATTGGTTAAAAAGTACCCACTAACTCCTGATGTTATTGCGGGTATGTATCCGGCAGCAAGTGTGGCGCTGGATGCAGCAGCAGTTGCCGAAGCAGCAGCACTTGTTGCGCTGGTAGCAGCAGCCGTGGCTGATGCAGCAGCAGATGTTGCAGATGTAGCAGCAGCCGTAGCAGAAGCAGCAGCGCTTGTCGCGCTAGTTGCTGCTGCGGTAGCAGATGCTGATGCGCTAGTTGCGGAAGTAACAGCAGCCTGAGCATGATACTTGGCTGAGAACTCCCCACCAGCGACTGGACCAGTTGTTAATGTAGCCCAATCATTTGCAAGAGTTGCACTAGCAGCAGAACTTGTAGCACTTGTGGCAGCAGCGGATGCTGATGCAGCAGCGCTTGTAGCACTTGTTGCTGCGCTTGTTGCGCTTGTTGCAGCAGCGCTAGATGATGCCTGTGCGCTTGATGCTGATGTGGCTGCTGCGGTAGCACTAGCAGCAGCGGATGTTGCGCTAGTTGCAGCAGCGGTAGCACTTGCTTCTGCGCTTGTAGCGCTAGTTGCAGCGTTTGTAGCAGATGTAGCAGCAGCGCTTTGGCTTGCAGATGCGGATGATGCGCTAGTCGCAGCAGCAGCAGCAACAGTTGCAATGTTAATGTAGGTAGTAGAAGTGGTATCGGCTTCATCAATTCCACCCATGTCGCGGACAAGACCTGAACCCGTAACACCTGTAATAGCACTAAATGAAGCAGCAGCGCTAGATGCGGATGTGGCAGCGGATGTGGCTGATGTTGCAGCAGCGCTGGCACTAATTGCAGCAGCAGTAGCAGATGCACCAGCAGATGTTGCCATGGTATCAATGTAATTTTTAGTAGCAGCATCTTGTGCAGATGTTGGGTCACCAAGACCAGTAATTTTATTTGTACTCATTGCAATAGCACCAGTCATAGTGCCACCACTTAGCGATAGTTTTGCTGCTAAAGCATTAGTTATTGTTGTTGCATAGTTAGGGTCATCACCTAAGGCAGCAGCAAGTTCATTAAGAGTATCTAGTGTTCCCGGTGCTGAGTCAACAAGGTTTGCAACTTGTGTATCTACATAACCTTTAGTTGCAGCATCTGATGTAGCAGAAGGTGTAGCCAAACCTGATACAGTAAATCCACCAGCAGCAAGGGCAGAACCTAAAGTATTGCTTGTTAAAATTTTGTTTTCTAATGTTTGTGAAGCATCAAGAATTGCAACAGTACCAGTCACATTTGGAAGCGTAATAATACGGTCAGCGGTTGGGTCAACTACGGTAAGTCTTGTTTCATTACCATCAGCAGTTGAGCCTTCAAAATAAATGCCATCACCATCAACAGTTGGGCTTGTTAAAAGTTTATTGGTAAGTGTTTCAGAACCAGCAAGAGTAGCAACACCAGTAAATGTATTATTGGTTGTGCTTAATGTTTTATTGCTAAGGGTTTGAGCCTTTGCAGTACCTACTACCGAACCATCACCTGTACCAAGACCGTGAACATGTGTTTCAATGTTAGTCATAATGCCTGAGTCGGCATCAAAACCACGGGCTGCAATGTGGGTTTGTAATTCACGGAACTCGCGGGCAGATACTGCATGGCGAACTGTTGCGCCTGCTGAGTGGGCTACTGCCTGTGTATTATCTTGACCACGAACAACTTGTAGAGTTGTGCCAGTACCAGCGGTGACTGTGACTACTTCCTCTTTGTTTGTATCAGGGTTAACGAGAAGTGTGTAAGGGAAACTTGCAGCAAAACCGCTTGTTGATGCGACAACAAAAGATGTGTAAGTATCTCCTTGTGATGCCGAAGGAATAGCAGCAGTAATTGTTGTTTCTACTGCTGTTGCTGAATAGTACCGTTTTGGTGAGCCTGCATCTCCTGCTGCCATTTATTTACCTACCTTTGATAGTGACTGCGGACTGGGAATTGTCTGCGTTGGTTTTCCGCACACTCGTTTAAACGCTGTTGGTAAACACCAAACAGGAAGCGTGCTGCGGTTTCGCCTGAACGAGCAGTTTGTTGTGAGTCAAGCAAGTCTGCTGCTGCGTGTTGCGGACCAAGGCGAGATGGGTCAAGAAAGGAAATCATCCTAAAGGAAGCGCCATAAAGGATTACATCCTCAGCGTATGAAGGCAGACCAGTAACAGTTGCAAAGTCATCAGTTGCTGCCGACAATAAAGTTGGGCGCTTTGAATAAACAACATTGACTTTACGCCCCGGAACGATAGGAGAGTAAACGCTGATACTCTTTCCTAAGTTACCGCCTGTGCCAAATGTTGTTGGGTTTGCAAGTCTGTCTAATTGCCATGCACGAACTGGAAGCCACTCATTGCTCGGACCAACAACAGAGTGTGTAATGTTTAAAATGTTTTCTGCATCATCAGGTAAATCATAAGTTGTTTTAGCAGCAACATAATTAAACTCTGTTTGTCCAGTTGCAAAGATAGCAGGATAGACGGCATTGATAGTGTCGTTGATTGCCCGTTTAATTTCATTGCGTGGAAATAATGGTGAAACTGTAACTCTATCATTAGCAGCATGAGCAGCAGCGGTAGTACCACGCTGTCCTCTACCCCAAGGGGCAAGAGTTAATGTGCTTGATGCTGGGTTAACGGTGTTTACATACACCATTTCATCATTGATTTGTATGAAGCCACGACCAATTACTGATGTATCAAAAACAGTAAGGGAAGTTGTAGAAGTTGTTGCGCTAGTTGTTAGCCATGTGCTGGCTTCGGAGTTAACCGTGTAGCCATGCAATAGCGTATCAATACGCTCAGTTAATTGGTTAAGTGTACTCATAGGTTAATAGACCTCAATGCATCTACCGCAGATTTTCCGGTTGTACTAGCAAGTTCATTACAAATTGCGTTTAAACCTTTATAGTCTTTTGGTTGTCGGGATGAACTAGCCTTGTAATTAAGGGCAGCAATAAGACCTAAGCCTGTTGTGCCTGCATAGGAATTGGCAGCACCTTGCGGTGCTTTAAAAGATGCCACGCTGGTAATACCTGCAAGGCGATTAAGTTCACCTGTTAATGTACTGCCTGCTGTTCCTAGTGCCATTACTTAGCCTTTCTTTTTGCTGCTGCGTTATCCACTAAATTTGGATAAGGGCGACCAGCCCTCTTAGCCATAGCCTTAGCCTTGGCTTTCTGTGCTGGTGTTAAAGGTGTAGATTTTTTATTAGGGTTTTTAGTATCCCAAAATGCTTTTTTCTTTTTCACCACTTCTCCTTATTCGCCCAGTATGCTGCGGACATCTTGCCTTTGGCAATGTTCTTAGCATGACGAGCCTTGAAGGATGCTTGGCGTGCGGTTGGTTGTTTATCACCAGTCACGCCTTGCTGTCCAAAACGAATTGTTTTTACTTGTGAGCCTTCTTTAGCCACAACAACATGAGATTTAGTCGGATGACTTGGAGTACGCTTAGGTTTGTTAAAACCCGATACTCCTGCTCTTGTTAGTCGTGGGTCTTTCTTGGCAGGCATGCTTAGTACATCCCACCCATTTTTTTCATTGACTTAACTGCTTTTTTCATTGGCTTAACTGCTGCTTTCTTTGCAGGTGTCTTTGGTGCATTGGCTGCTTTCTTAGCAGCAGCCTTACCTTTTGCTGTGTATGGGAATTTCTTTCCGTTTACCATTGGCATTATTCGTTCTCCATTTCCATGTTGTTTTTGTGATACATACCGGGTTGAACTGTGACCTTGTTTAAACTTGCTTCTGTTGGTTTACTGCTTACTTCCCTACCGCCTACGCCGTAAGGTTCAACAGCACCATAGCATCCACACTCAGCACACATTACTTACTCCTTTGTGTTATGACTTTTACATCTCCGCCAACACTTATGTTGTAATCAGCGGAAACCTTAATTGCTCTACGAGCCACAGCCTCAACGCTCTTAATAGAGTTCTTGCTCATGCCTGCTGCTGCTAGCGCACCAAGGGCTAAATCGCCCCCACTACCTACCGCATACAAACCACGGTCATCTCTTGACCATAAATAATCTTGGTCAACTTCGTAGATAACTCCGTTTAAACAAATAAGTGCATCAAATCCGGCATCTTTATCTTTAGTTGTATCAGGGTTGTACCCATGTTCAATCATTGTTTCCCGTAGGGAAGGCAGAACTTTTGTCTGCATAAACACATCTGTTGGTATTGTCTTAATTACTTTCGGTGGAGTCCAAAGGTAAGTTGCAATGTTTCCTGCAATAGCATCACCTGAAAACCCAAATACATAGTCGCCTTTTTTGATAACTTTATCCACACCTTTTGCATAGTATGGTTTGTCCTCATAGGTAGTCATGGAGTCGGCTGCGATTAACGCCCAACCCTTTCCCTGAATACCTACAATGGCAGTCATAGTTACCCCTTAAATGTCCCTGTATTTGCATCAAAGGCTTTGCCAGCCTTATCAGACTTCTCAACTGCATCTTTAATTTTTGCCATTGAAGTTCCAGCAGGTTGAATACCTTGCGCTCTTGCAGCAGCATAGGCATTAAGTTCAGCGTTCCATTTTTTATCAGTCATACCTTTAGCGCTGTTAGCATCACCTGTGCTGAACTCTAGGTTAGATGCTCTCAAACACTCGCCCCAATTTGTATGGTCTTGTGTTGGACAGCCAGTTCTACATGCCATGTTTAAACCGTTGTTATGTATTCCTCATAGCCTGCTGCTATGAGCCGTGTTCTTGTTTGTTCATCAATGTCGTAAATGTGACCACCTAAATAAACTTCATCTGCTTCCAAGGTTTGAGTTTGACTTGGATAACGAAATGATGAATACACACCATTAACTCGTAGGACAGTAATCCCACGGTTTATGCCCATACGCTCAAAAAGGGTATGTCCACCAGCAGGGGTTTCTTTAATGCTGGGTGGTGTGAATTGGTATGCCATAATTCTCCTTAGTGTAACAGGGTAGCGGGCGTTTAAACACCCGCCACCCCGGTACTAATCTCCGAAATTAGTCAGAGATGCTAGATGAAGTTTCAATGCGGAACAACGCATCATCACGATAGCGGGCGAAACCAAGTACGCCGTACCATCCGATTGGGCGGAAACGCATTAACTTATCAGTAACAGGTCCGATAACTACGCCCGGTTCCTGTGCTACTGCTTCTGCCAAAGCCTGCTTTCCGCAAAGAATTGTGCGGTAAACATTTGTCTTTGGAGTAACAGTTACAGTTGCACCTGATGTTACAGCAGCAGTAGTTGCTACTGAAAGGGTGAGAACTGCACCGTTGATTGCTGAAACAAGTGTGCTTGCGCCAGTTGTTGCAGAAATCGCTACACCATCACCGACATCAATACCTGATGTTGATGCAACAGTAATTGTTGTTGCACCTGATGCAGATGTTGTTGTGGTTGTAGTTGTGAAGGTTGACTGATTAGCACCTTCTGCCTTTTCGTACATGCGTGGTGTTTCTACAAAGAAAGCACCTTCGTATGTTCCGATTGTTCCAGCCCATAGGTTACCCTGTGCAGAGTCTGTTTGAGCGTGGATGTCGCGCCATCCGACTGAGCCGGTTTCGGCGCGAAGGTCGTGTGAAACCTCAGGGTGAATACCTGCCCAGTACAAAGAACCTTGGCGTGGAACAGCCTTGTTGCTACGCAACTTGGCTACCGCACGGCGGATTTTTGCAGATGTTAGGGTATCAGCAGATGATACTGTTGCTGTTGAAGTAACAGTACCACCATAGATAACATTTGTTCCCTGACGGAGAGTTTCCATTGCTAACTTATCAAGTGAGTCAGCCATGTTGAAGGCAATAATGTCTGCAACTGCTGGGTCCACATCTGATAGTGAGAATAGTTGTAACTTACGAGTTACAAGTGATGCATTACCGTATTCTGCAAGTGTTACAGAAGTGGTTGATACATCTGATAGCGCTACTGCATCAGGGTCTGTTGCCTCTGATAGTGCAGAAGTTGCCGCTGCCAAATCATTGTAAAGTGAAAATACAACGCTTGACCCCGGCATTGCTTGCTGTGCTGGTCGCTTGTCTGCAACGCTACGAACTAGCGGTTGCGAACGGAGAGCGAACTCAACATAGCGGTCATACGCAACTTTTACCAAGCCTGCAAGGGCTGTGGTGTTGGTATCTGCCATGAGTTATTACTCCTTTAGATTGGTAGTTGGTTAATTTAATCCAAGGATGCGATTTAATTCATCTGCGTTTCCTGCTGAAAGAATTTTAGCCATAGCATCTGAGTCAACTTCCGGAACTTGTCCTGTTGAAACCACTTGGTTAATTCTTGCATTTGCAGAAACATCTAGTGAATTGTTATTTGAAGCCTGCTCTAAATTAGCGTTTTGGGTTGAACCAAATACATCACCGTATTCATTTAGCCAGCCATTGATTGCTTCCTCAGAAGTATCAATGTCTTGCGGTATGAACGCAGCAATCTTTGGGTTAATGCCCTTGGCTTGTAACACATCCTTCACAGTACGCTGGCGGGTCTGCGATTGCAGTCCTTTCAACTCCTGTTCCAGTTCTTTTGCACGCTTTTCAAGAGTGCGATTTACTTTTCGGAGTTGCTTAACTACATCCGTGCCTTCGTCACCGAAGTCATCAAACTCGTCATCATACTCGTTATTTTGGCTCATTAGCCATCTCCCTTTCGTTAGTTGTTGTATTCGCAATCCACAATGTATGTAGGGGAACATACCTTGGCTATTGCTACCAGACTTCTTACACTCATCCGGGCTGGTCGGTCAGATAAGGAACCTAGTTATTGGTTAGTCGTACTGCGTAGTGAATAAGCACCTACGCCTGACTGACCACCAAAGCGGAACATTTGTTCACGCTCTGCTCTGCGCTTTGACTTTAACAATTTCTCTTGCTCGCCACCTACAACGGCTTGTACTGCTTCTAGTTCGTTGTAGTTTTCGCGTTCAAGTTTTGCTAGTGATGATTGAGTATCAGCAAGTATTCTTGCTTTACCAAATTCTTGTTTTAACATTGATACATCTGCTGTACCAGTAGCACCAATTAAGGCTTCTGCTTCTCTAGCACGGGCAGCAGCATCAGCGCCTAACATAAACCTAGCGCTAGCAGCAGCAGCACCAATTTCAGCAGAACGAACCTGCTTCTTAATAACATCCATTGCCTTCAATGGGTTAAGTAAGTAGCCAATGGCATCTGCTTCTGTTACATACATTTCGCCAAGAGCCTTCATAACATCAGGTTCTTTTTTCACACGGTCTGCTGCAAGGGCTGCTCGTTCCTCAAACTCAGGAAGTTTAACAAAGTTACCAATGTACTTTCCTAATTCAGAGCGTGAGCCATAAACCTCAGCATCAAGTCCCCGTGAACGAAGGACTGAAATCATGCCTGTTTCTAGGTCAATGTATTCACCTTCGGTAATTGCTCTTTGTGCATCACTAAGAGCCTTCATACCCGGAAAGCGTGCTTCATAAGATTTAGTTTTACGGATTTCAAGTTTAATTTGTGCAGCAGTCTTATCATCTAAAATCATTTTGTTTACTTCATCAGCAAGGTCTTTTAAACCTGCGCCTGAAAGAATAGAAACAAATTCCTCTAATGCTGTGCGTTGTCTATCGCGCTTTTCCTCTGTAAGAAGTTCAGCAGCCCTAAGATTACTTTCAGTATTATCTCCACCTGCATCATCAGGAATAAAGGCAACAAATTCCTCGTATGTTCCACCTTTACCGTTGGAGAAAACATTGAAAATGTTTGTTCCGCCACCAACTTTAACTGACTTTGTTGTTATGAACTTTCCAACAAAATCATTGCCAGTACCAGTACCGTCATCATCAGTACCGTCATCCTCAGTACCCTTACCTTTGTTTTTAAGAGCATCTGCTTCGGCTTTTTTCTTTTTAGCCAAGTCAATTTTTGCTTTAGCCTCAGCAGCCTTCTTTTTTGCTTCCTCGGACTTAGCCTTAGCAATAGCAATTTTCTCATCTGCTAATTTTTTAGATGCTGCTGCTTTATCAAGAGCAGCCTGAACCTTAGGGTCAATAGGAGAATACTTTGAAGGACCAGTAAACTCTACTGTCGCACCAGCACCTTTAGTTCCTGTTGTGCCAGTAGTTTTAGTAGGTGTCTTTGTAGGGGTAGGAGTTTTAACAGGTGTTGACTTAGGTAAATTACTGGGACCCGGTGATTGTGGAACTTGTGTTTTTGGCGCAGGAGTAGGCTTTGGTGTTGGCTTAGGTGTAGGTTTTGGCGCAGGAGTAGGCTTTGGTGTTGGCTTAGGTGTTGGTTTAGGAGTTGCCATTTATTAACCTACAATTCCGAAGTCACGAAGCAGGCTGAGTGCCTGATTGGTGTAAGTTTCTTTAGCGTTCTTTGTGTATTGCCATAGTGGGTCATTTTTAACAGACTTAGTAAAATCTGCAAATGTAGATTTAGCAGGCTTACCGTCAACGCCAGTTTTCATTGCATACTTCATAAGGTCGTTCCACTTGATTGAACTTTCATCCATTTCAAGAAGGGAAGCCATCTGATTGCGATAATTAC